GACTTGATCGACTACGGCACGGCTGCCTCCCCGACCACCGCCTGGGCTACCGGCGAGCACATCCCGCTGGGCATCTCCTCGGTGTACTGGAACGGCACCGGCTGGGTAGACGGACAGGCACCGTAACCAACAGAAGGGGAAGGCAGATGTCAGAGCAGGAGCAGGAGAAGGACACCAGCGCGGACGAGGCCAACGCGGGCGAAGGCCAGCAGGGAACCGTTGCGGACGCCGACACCAGCGCCACCGACGACGCCATCGCGCACACCGCAGAGGAGCACCAGGACGCGCCGCGCACCCTGCCCGACAAGGGCGACAAGTGACCGACCCGGTTCACCCGGAGTACCCGGAGCCAGAGCCCGACCCCTCGCTGGTCGCGCCGATCGCCGGTGACTCCGACGAGGGCAGGGAGTTCGAGGGCGTGGTTGCTGACGTGGACCCGGCCGACGAGTACAACAGGTAAATGACCTACACCTGGGCCACCTGGCTGGCCGACGCACTGCGTGCCGAAGGCTGCAAGGTCAGCGAGTACAGCGGGTGGAAGAACCGGGGTAGGCCCTCCTCGACGGGGCAGTTCAAGCCGTACGCCGCCGGGGTGCACCACACCGGCAGCACGTCCTCCTCGTCAACCCCGCACCCCACCCTGAACATGTGCGTCAACGGGCGGTCCGACCTGCCCGGACCGCTCTGCCACGTCGTGATCTGTTACGACGGAACCTGCCACGTCATAGCCGCGGGGCGGGCCAACCACGCCGGGGAGTCCAACGGCAACGGCCCGCTCTACTCCGGCGACGGCAACGAGCAGATGATCGGCTTCGAGGTCGACTACAACGGCACGCAGAAGATGAGCGGTGCGCAGTACGACGCCACCATCCGGGCGTCCGCCGCGGTGGTCCGGCACTTCAAGAACGACCAGTCCTACGTGCGCGGCCACAAGGAATGGTCGACCACCGGCAAGTGGGACCCGGGTGGCTACTCGATGGATTCCATCCGGGCCGACGTGAAGCAGCGACTCGCCGGTGGCGGCGGAGGAGGAGACGACATGCCCGAGTACCTGTCCCTGAGCGGGCCCGGCATGACCGCCAGGGAAGGCGAGTGGTCCGCGGTCAAGTTCAACACCGAGTCCTCCGACAGCGGCAAGGTGCACTCCGAGGACTACGCCTGGCTGAACCTGGAAGGTGCCAAGTACCACGCCCAGGTCCGGCTCAACGACTGCTCCCGGCCCACCCCGGACGCCACCGTGCTGGTCCGCTGGGGCGAGTACGACAAGGACTCCGGGGACTTCCTCTCCGCTCCCAGCCCGGCCGAGTACCCGCTCACGACCGGCGGCACCGGGGTGCACGACGATGTGATCGACATGTGCACCGCCGGGCACCGCATCCGCGCCGAGGTGCTGGCCCGCGGAGGTGACGTGGCGATCGGATCGGTGGGGCTGACCGCGATCTATTGGCGATAGACGGGAGGCGCACCAGTGCGCCGCTCGACAGGGGAACTGCTCGTCCTGATGATTGCCGGGACGGTGTGTTCGGCGATCCTGCTGTCCGGCGCGTTCCTCGCGGTCTTCGCCCTGATCCACCCGGACCGCGACCTGTCGACCGGGTTCGACGCACTGGCCGGGGTGCTGAACACACTGGTCGGTCTGGTCGCCGGGTTCCTCGCCGGTCGCACCGATATGTCCCGGCGGACCAAGGCTGACGAATGAACCCGGTCCTCGGCTACGGCGGCTGCGTGGTGCTGACCACAGCCGGGATCGTGCTGTCGGTGGTCACTGCCGGTGCCGCCCCGGGCACGACCTCGCCGAGCCCGCAGGTCACAGCACCCCCAGCCAGCGCGCCGCCAGGAACGCCAGGCCCGCCAGGCCCGCCAGGACCAGCAGGGCCAGCAGGGCAACCAGGCGAGCCGGGCCAATCAGGTCGTCCGGGTCCTCCGGGTCCTGCGGGTCCTCCGGGTACCACCGGTCAGCCTGGTGCATCCGGCCAGGATGGCGCACCGGGAGCCACCGGGCCTAGGGGAGCCAAGGGGCCCACAGGCGCACGGGGTCGAACAGGGCGACGAGGACGACCAGGACCAGCAGGAGAAACAGGACCACCAGGCAGCCCAGGGCAACCCGGTCCTCAAGGCGTTCCCGGCGTTCCAGGCGCTCAGGGTCCCATCGGTCCGGCGGGTCCGACTTGCCCACCAGGCTTCAACTCCCAGACAGTTGCGGTGCATCAACGTGAGCCGGTGGACCGTGACCTGATCATCAACGTCTGCGTTCAGGAAGGACAGTGATGAAGATCGACTCGACTACGGTGCTGTTGCTGATCATCCTGCTCGGGATCGTCCTGCTGCTGTTCGGTGTGGACTTCTCGACCAACTAGAGCCAGTTTAGTTACTAAACCGGAGGAGTAAGCCGTGATGTCCCAGGACTCATCCGACCCCACCGGGGTCAGCCAGGGTCCCGGGGCGGACCGGACCGCAGTTCGTCGGGCCAGGCAGCGCAAGTCCAACGCAGCGGTCCAGATGCGGCTGGCCGGTGCCACCTGGGAGGAGATAGCCCGCACCCTGGGCTACCCCACCGCGCGGCAGGCGTTGGTCGCCACCGAGAAGGCGCTGGAACGACAACTCCACCAGGGCGACCGGGATGAGATGCGTCGCCTGGTCGGTGCCCGGCTGGAACGGCTGCTGCTCGGGGTGTGGCCCAAGGCAATCAATGCCGAGCACCCCGAGCACCTGCTCGCGGTCACCAAGGCCAGGGAGTTGGTCGACCGCTACTCGAAACTGTTCGGCCTGGATGCGCCCACCGAGTTCGTCGTGCACTCCCCCACCCAGACCGAACTGGAACGCTGGGTCGCCTCGGTTGCCGCGCTCGGCGTGCCCGACGTGGCCGAGTACGACATCCTCGAAGGCGAGGTCGTGCCCGAGGACGACGTGCGGGCGGTGGAGGGGTGACCTTCCGCCTCGACCCGGACAAGTGGCCCAACCGGGCCAAGATGCAGGTCACCACCTCCGCGGCCATGCCGCACCTGATCTACCAGGCGTGCCTGGCGACCGGGACCATCTCCAACACGGTCTACGTCCAGCACGCGGTGTGCGAGGCGCTGGCCCGGGACCTCAACCTGGACCTGGATGCGCTGCTCGCCGACCTGCCGACGCCGCGTGGACCCAGCAAGCACCTGGACAACCCGGAGCACCACAGCCAGCGCCGTCCGGTCACCGAGGACCCGACCGGCGGGGTGCTGATGGTCGGCCCGGCCAACACGGTCGAGGAAGTCAGGTGAGTCAGGTGGGCCAAGTGGGTACCATGATCACATGGTCAAGGTCCGGTACGAGGCTCGATGCGCTGGCGGCTGCGGTCGCTGGTTCAGCGTCGGGCAGCGGGCAACCCGGCTGCACCGCACCCTGTGGTGTGAGTCATGCGTGAGGCGACACCGACCGACCTGTCAGGTCTTGGCGAGTACCGCAACTGGAAACCCGAGGCCCAGGCTCGCGCCCTCGAACTTCTGAGAGAACGTAGCCAGGTGATCTGGCGACCGTTCTACTGCAAGGACCCCACCTGCGACGGGCACCCGCACGACCAGTGGGAGTGGGAGCACGCCCGCCCCGACCAGCGCCCGCCCAAGTGGACCGACCCGTGGCTGACCTGGCTGCTGTCCGGTGGCCGAGGCTCCGGCAAGACCCGGACCGGAGCCGAGGTCACCCACCGCATCTCCGAGCGGGTACCCCGCCTCGCGCTGGTCGCGCCGACCGGACCCGACCTGCGCGACACGATGGTCGAGGGCGTGTCCGGCATCCTGGCCACCTCGCCACCTGGGAAGCGCCCCGAGTGGGAGCCGTCGAAGAAGCGGCTGACCTGGCCCAACGGCTGCATCGCGCAGGGCTTCTCCGCGGAGGAGCCCGACCGGCTGCGCGGCCCGCAGTTCGGCTACGTCTGGGCCGACGAGCCCGCCCACTACCCGCTGATCAAGGACGTGTGGGACAACGCCCTGTTCGGGCTACGGATGGGCCACAACCCGAAGATCGTGGCGACCTCCACTCCCAAGCCGATCAAGTGGCTCAAGGGGCTGATCGTGGACCCG